TCTACGATCTGTTGTGCTGCATTGAACTCAAAAGGGATGAAACCCTTAGGGGATCCTAGACACTGTAGGGACTACTTCAAGAGATACGAGGGGGTCTCTGAATAACTACATATGTAACACCTATATTCTTATATAAGAGTATATGGCTATCAGGTACCCCCCTCATAGGGACTGAGGATACCTTAAGGGAGTACCTCTAGGGATACCTAAGGAACTACTTCTACTACTTCTCCTTAACCTATATCTAGAGGAGTCCTTAGGGATACTATAGGTACTACTATACTACTACCTCATCTATGTACTGAGATTTATCCTTTTATATTTGTATTGCCCCACAGTGAAACGCCGGGGGTACCCCAACATAGTCCCGGAGGACTCCATATGTCAGAAAAAGTAATTTCAAATCGTCAGAAATTAGCACTAGCAGTTGAGGCTAATAGACGTAAAGACCTAAAGCGATATGAAGGTTCATTTCAAGATTTCGCCCTAGAACAAATTCAGATCCTACCTAAGGATGCCTCTAAAGGCTTCATCCCTTTTGAGTTCAATGCAGCACAACAGATCGTAGATGATACGATAGAGAAGCAGTTGGAGGAAACTGGTAAGGTACGTGCGATCATCCTCAAAGGACGACAGATGGGCCTATCTACATATGCCTGTGGTCGAGTCTATTGGAAGTCCTACCTGACTCCCTTTAACAAGTCAGTGGTAATGGCTCATGACTCTGCTACATCTGATGCACTATTCTCAATGTCCCGTAATATCATCCAGTACATGAAGCCCGAGTTTAAGCCTATACTAAAGAAGTCCAACTCTAAGGAGATTGGCTTTGAACACAATGACTCAGGTTATAGACTATACACAGCTGGATCACCAGAAGCTGGTCGTGGTACTACACCTACTATAGCTCACTTATCAGAGGTAGCCTTTTGGGGTTACGATAAGCAGATCCTAGCAGGAATGTTCCAAGGTATATCAGAAGCAGCAGGCACAGAGGTTATCCTTGAGTCTACAGCTAATGGTGTAGGTAATGAGTTCCACAGGTTATGGCAAGGTGCTGTAAATGGTGAGAATGACTATGTACCTATATTCGTCCCTTGGTTCCTCATGCCAGAGTATAAGAGAACAGTAACAGATCCCGAGGGATTCACTGATACCCTATCTACAGAAGAGTTAACCCTAATGAAGATACATGATCTCAGTATAGATCAGCTACATTGGAGAAGGTTAAAGATTGCTGAAGGTACCAGAGATAAGTTCCGTCAGGAGTACCCTAGTACTGCAGATGAAGCATTTGTAGTCTCAGGTAGTAACGTGTTTAATACAGAGAAGCTGACTAATACAGTCCCTGCTCCTTGCCTAAAGCAACAAGAGTTTGACCCACAATCCTGTATGTTTGAAGGACATCGTGAGGGATCCTTAGAGATCTACAAGTACCCATCTTTTGACAACCACTTCATAATCGGAGCTGACTGTGCACTAGGTGTAGGTCGAGACTCATCAGCTGCTGTTGTCTTAGATATAAACAGAGAAGTTGTAGCTGTGTACCATAACAACAAGATTGACCCTACTATGTATGGTGACTTACTCTTCTACTTAGGTAGATACTATAACAATGCTCTAGTAGCAGTTGAGTCTAACTCACTAGGTATAGCAACACTTAACCGCCTTAAACAGATGGACTACGTTAACCTATACCACCAGACTAAGACAGCTTCTATTTCTAACGAAGAGGGGCCTAGACTAGGTTGGAGAACAACACAGGCTACTAAGCCGATGATCATAGGACAACTTAAGAATGCTATTGAGAATGATGATATAGCCCTTAACTCCCCTACGATTATCAAAGAGTGTATGACGTATGTAGCAGATGATAGTGGGAAGACTAATGCTATAACAGGTCATCACGATGATACAGTGATAGGTACAGCGATTGCCCTAGAGGTACTCCGTACACATGGTGATAGACTGACGACTACTCGTGTTTCCTTCAGGAACCAAGGGTATGCTCAGGACACTACTGAGTGGCTGTGAT